AGCGTAGGCAGGACGTTCTTTGCCTCAACCAGACTGTCGGCAATACCCGGACGGTCTGGTGTCCACTGACCGAAATTTACTCTCATGCCCAGGGTAGCGCCGGAGCCACAATCGGAGGATTCTTCTGGTTCTCGATCTGCTGTGCCACCGCAGCTTCAGTAGCGTCCTTGTCAACCCCATTCGCCCAGATCCAGCCGAGCACTTGCTCTTGGGTCAGGCTGGCGTAGGGGGTAAAGGACTCAGGATCAGGAGATGGCAGCGAGCAGGTCGCATAGACGGATGCTGAGTAGCCGTCTACCGTGTCCGAGCACTGCCAGTGGGCGACGATGCAGACGTCCGACAGATCGCCTTCTGAGACTTTGCAGTCAAGACGAGAAATGTTCCAGTTCATTATTTGGCCTCCAGTTGGGCGACACGGGCGCGGAGAGATTGAAGTTCTGCGATCAGCAGCGGCACAAGCGAGGAAACATCCATCTGCTGATACTTGGGCTTTCCATCCTCATCTACAGCGTCCTTCTCGCCAGTCACGGCGTAGGGAGTGACTTCTTGCGCTTCGTGAGCGATCAGCATCGGGCGCTCAACCGTTGCACCCTTCATCTTGCCGTTGTAGACCTTCAGCGCGTCAATCGTTGCACCGGAATTAGCTACCGGGCCGGTGACATCCTTGGCGCGATAGTCAGAAGTGGTGTTATAAGCAACCAAACCACCTGCGCGGTTGTAGGTAATACTGCCGCGAGCTGTAAACGAGGCTTCTGTGCCAAAGGCTATAAAACTATTATCATTACTTGTCGCTTTGTTATGTATAGAAATGCCAAAATAATCATAGCTAGGAAGCGCAATATTTACGGCATTTGTGGCTGATGCTGCGTCAATCGTACATCTTGCACCACTGTCAGTTTGAGTCCCAACCAACGAATTCCCACCGCTGGTGATACGGGCGCGTTCTGTGCCTCCAGTATTAAACGCAAGGGTATCCGCAGCAGGCCAGTCAATTCCAGTGTTGGTATCGGTGGCAAAAGCAATTGCGGGGAAAGCGGTTGACCGCTGAGAGGCAAAAATACGCTGTGCAGTCAAGTCTCCTGCACCACTCAAATTCACGGGGCTTGTCGTCCCCACCCCCAAATTCCCAATAGAATCCAGCGTCATATATTGACCGACTAACGTTCCGTTATCTAAATAACGGTTAAACGTCATGGTTCCATTGCTGGTTCCAATAGCTGTAAATTTGCCGTTTAAGCCTGCCGCAGAATCCTCCATCCATACTTGCGGATTAGCAGCTCGAACTTGCAGCCTTCCAATAGGATTAGTATTCGTCCCAATTCCGAGGTTGCCGGAGGAGTCGAGGGTCATGCTGTCGGCATATCCGTAGTTCCGCGCTTGGAACACAAGGTTTGCCGTGTTGTTGTCTGCTCCCAAACGGCTTACGATGCGAGAGCCAGAGTAACCACCCCCGGAATTAGTAACCTGAAATTGCAGACCTGCGCCGTAAGTTGAAGCATATGCTCCGCTAGTCGCGGCGCCAACTACTACAACACTCTGATCGCCGGTATTTGTGGCCCCAGTGTCATAAATAACGCGACCTTGACCAACTACATCCAGCTTCACCCCCGGCGAACTCGTCCCAATCCCAACATCCCCCGCCGCAGTCACTACAAACGGGCTGCTGTCGGGGTTGGCGCTGTCCTCCACCAGAATGGAATCGCCAGTACCCGTCTGCGTGATCCTGAGTGCTGGAGTGGTGGCGTTCACCACCATGACATAGCTGTCGCCTGCTTGTGCGGCTTGGATCTGCGGGACAACTGTATTGAGCAAAAGCGCTTCGTAGACAGCCATGATTTACCTCAAATTGGGTAGTATTCTGTTCCGTCACTCGTCTTGACGGATGATGCAACCGTGTAGTCAACCCCTGACCCATCCCTCACCGGCAGGCCAATCGTGTAATCCGTCCCTGCACTATCTTTCACGATAAACGGAGCACCAGGGACAGGCACATAACCACCGAGTGATCGGAGGTTAGGCAGCTTCAGGTTAAGACCGAGCAACATTACAGCAGCCCAACAATGTTGCTGGCAGTCGTGTTGGTTGACCAGACCCGTCGAGCCATCACCGGCAGGATGACGCCAGCAGGGACGTTGTAAAAGATCACGCTTCCACCGCCGGTGTCGTTGATCCGCACGTTACCCGACCCGCCGATGTAGAGCGCACGAACGGGCGCAACCAGATCAGAGTCGGCAGGAGTGATAGCAATGCAGTTGACTGCACAACTATCGGGTGTCGTTGAGAATGGTGCAGCCATGTTAGACCTCTACCCACGAACTGGATGATGTTGAAGAATCTTGCCACAAGTTAGTGACCGGAACAAACGTCGTGCCGTTACTGTCTTTGACTTCTCGCGGCACTACAAACTGAACAGCAGAACTCGATAAAACAATCAGCGAAGCCTGATATTGCACCCCGTTACTATCCCTGACCAGAAAACTAGATTCTGTCGGGTCAATACGAGTCCAAACATTACTATCGCCTCGTACCTCTTGCCATATCCCACCGCTCGTCGGCAGCGAACTGAACGGTACTTCAGAGAACGCCGCAATCCCGAACATCAGAAGCCTACTTCCGTAGTTTCCAGCTTGCACACCCACCTAATAGTAGTCGAAGCCTGACCCGTTACCGTTACAGCAAGACCACCATTCGTAGTATCGGCAGCAAGCGATACCGCCCAGGTAGACGCACCAGCATCCCCATACGGACTGCTCACCGTTGAGCCTGTCAGTGTCGTAGCCGCAGCATTTGCACCACGCTTGATCTGCCCATCAAATGTCCAGGATTTCGTATTGCCGCCTGCCGTAACATTGGCAATCACAGTACCTTTGAAATAAATTGCACTGTTGTTCTGCAAGATCAACTGATTGGTCGCATCAGCAGAACTTGTATTGCTACGCAACTTTGTCGCAGTGGCATTCGTCGTCTGCACTCCTAGTACGAGACGAGCGGCTTGCTGCACACCTGCTTTTGCTTCAATCGGGGTGTTGCTAGCAGGAGTGACTAGATAGCCAATGATCCCTCGAGTAGTGCCGTAAACACCACCGATCACCGCAGACACATTCCCTGACGCTACGTTGTCTGAGCCACCTGCAACAAAGGAGTAATCCCCAGACGCAGTATTTGCGCCACCGCTGGCAACATAAGCAATGCCACCGCTTGCGATATTGTTTAACCCTGATCCAACACCAGACCACAGCCCAGAAGCGGCATTGCTGATCCCACCACCAACAGCCGAATACCCACCAGACGCAGTGTTTGATTCGCCACCAGCAACAACGGCAGCACTTGCAGATGCTGTATTCGTCAGCCCTCCACCGACAAATGAATAGGCAGATGAAGCGACATTTTGCTGACCGCCATCGATAGCACTACCAGCGCCGGACGCAGCGTTGAGATAGCCACCAGCAACCGCAGAATAAGCTGCACTTGCGGTATTTTGCCGACCACCACCTGCCGATGAGTGCCCTCCAGACGCTGCGTTTTCCCGGCCTCCTGCGACCGTTGCATACTCGGTCGATGCAGTGTTAAGTCTACCGCCAGCAATTGTCGTATGCGATGCACTCGAAGTATTGTCAGCGCCACCGGCTACTGTCGAATAAAAACTGCTTGCAATATTGCCGCCGCCACCACCAACTGTCGCGCCAGTCTGTGTCGCTTGGCACTGACTCCCACCCGAGACTGTGCTGTTTAACCCAGACGAAATATTTGCGTATCCACCACCGATTACAGCAAGCGATCCACTTGCCACCTGTGTAGCACCAGTGCGAATGGTCTGCCAGTCAACGGCATACGTTCCGCGCTTGTTCCCTCCAGTTGTTGTCCCGTCTGGAACCTGTGCGAGTTTCGCCCCTGTCCCTTTCGGAACAAGTGCAATGTCGCCCGTTGCAGTCGTGACAGCAGACGTAAGACTTGCGACGTTTACCGTGGCATTAGGCGAGGCGCTACTGATCGCACCCGTCACCGGCAGACTGTCAGTGCTTACTGACTTGTCAGCAGGATAAGTGCAAAACACATCCTTAGTGCCAGACCCAAACCCTACAAGACTTCCGTTGTTGCTGCTTGCAAGAACGGTATCTCGGGTCAGCGACACAGCCCCGACCGTACCGATGCCAACTTCCCAATCAGTAGTCGATTGAATGCAGTAATAGGTCGTGTTTCCAATCCCGATAGACGAGAAACCTTGATACCCCTGCACAGCACCCAGCAGGGTAATCGCTCCCGTTCCTTGGGTGGTCGTAGTCTCTTTGACGCGATCTTTCAGTACGAGCGCCATTATCGACTCACTCGCATTGTCAACGGTGATGCACTGAACTCAGCATCGTCGTCAGACTTCGTAAGACTGTTGATGCCACGCTGGTACAACGTCGCCCAGGTCTGCAATCGAGCGTCGTTCATGAGATACGGTTCAGCCTCGCCCAGCGAGCCATACAGCAAACAATCCATCGCGTTGGCCGTCCAGACGTTCGTCGTCTGCGTGCTCGAGAGGAAGGGTGGCGAAGCGTAATACAGCATATACAGCGTATACGCAGTGTCAGGGTAGGGTGCGAACTTGAACTCGTCTGCCAGGATCGTGTAGCGAGTTGGCTTGCCAGAGTACGTAGACTGAGCGTTGCTCGTGAACAATGACGGAGTGAGGTAGATCACCGGCTGGAGCGGGTCTCCATCGATGTACAGGTCACGCATCTGAAGGAAGTCTGACGGTAGCTGCACCGTCGCATCGCCACTCGTGGTGGTAGTGGTGACGTTCTTCAGCATCTGACGGATGCGAAGCTCTCGACGTAAGCGAATCTCTGCCAGCCGAATGAAGTCAGGGATCTGGCTACTTAGATCGCTTCTTGCGAGATAGTTTGCGATTGCGGTTTGCAGATCGCTGTAGGTCGTTAGGGCCATGCTTTACGTCGTCCCATCCGAATGTCTTGACTCCGATATGCCCGATGTGCATCGACAATTCGTGGTCTACCCAGACAGGAATGTCGTTTTCCATGCACCGAACACAGAAAGTGACGTCTTCCCCAATTACGTTCCCATGATCCGTCCAGATGATGTCAAACCAAGGACGAGGAACCTTCTCAAACACTTCTCTACTGACAAGCGTACACGCAAAACCGACCGCTGTCACCTGCTCAATTCCCTGCTTACCCCGTGACTCTACTTTGTGCCACACCTGATACGGTTCGCCTTCAGGCTTGCCATTCAGCATCTCCCGCTCAATCTT